TCGGCAATGCGTCCTGGTACTTGAATCAGGACTGTATGCAGCAATTGATGCAACTCACCCTCGCCACCGGAACCTATTCGGGCCAACTGGTGTACATGCCGCCCACCGGGCTATCTGCGTCACCTTTCGGCACCTTAGGTGGCCGGCCTCTGAAGCCAATCGAATTCGCCGGAACTCTGGGTGCGCAGGGTGATATCACTCTGGCAGACTTGGGACAGATGCTGTCCATCAGCAAAGGCGGAATCGCACAGGCCGTTTCGATGCATGTCGAATTCCTGACCGATCAACTCGCATTGCGATTCACGATGCGAATGAATGCGTCTCCGTGGGAAAACAGCCCCATTACGCCGTTCAAAGGCACGAACACGCAATCGAGCTTTGTGTGTCTGGCCGCACGCTGATCTGACGGTCTCCTCACGCGAAGCTCAGCTGCCAGCCAGTCCGCAGCCCAGCGACGCACCAAGCTCCGATCGTTTTTTTAAATACTTTCCGCCACAAGGATTCAAATATGAGTGACTTCAATCACGAGTTTCTGGAAATCGCGGACATCATCCCGGCCTTTGTTCCTGTCGACATGCAGACAGGAGCCAATAATGGACAATGGGTCGCGATGAAAAACATCAGCCGCCTGTTGTGTGTCCTATACAAGTCGACCGGAACGGCTGGCGACAACCCGGTCATCACACTTCAGCAAGCAACTTCGAACGCCGGTGCGGGAGCCAAGGCACTGACTTTCACTCGCGCCCGGACCAAAATCGGTCCGATTGCTTCGACACCTCAGTGGACAGTTGCGACTCAAGCGGCGGCAAACACCTACACCCCGACGAGTGCCGCCAGCCAGGCACTGATTGCCGTTGAGATTCAACCGACCGATCTCGATCTGGCAAATGGTTTCAACTTCGTCCAGCTCGCAATTCCCGATACGGGAACGAATCCACAACTCGGCTCGGCATTCTACATCGCGTACGGCATTCGCTACCCACAAAGCGTCACGCCGTCAGCGTTGTCGTAAGCCCACCGTTTGCATTGTGCACATAGGTCGCCACGAAGTTTCAACATCCATTCATAAGGGACCCTCCATGACCAATCCTGAACCAATCCACGATCCGCTCAATCTGACATCTGTCGCCTTGGAACTGTTCAAGTCGCGTTCCATCCATCAGGGGGCAAGCCCGCGGCAATTGGCAATCGGTTGTTTTCGCGACGCGACAGCCTTCCTGGCAGCGGCGGACGATGTCTTGTCTGGTGAAATCGATCTGTCCGACGAAGACACAAACCCGCTTGACCCGGCGTTCGCTCCAAACTTGAAGAAGACGCATCCCATCAACTTGATGTCCCGCGTCTGGGGCGACCTGAACAAGGTTCGCGACGTACTCGACGAGCTCGAGGCAAGCCCGGCAGCAGACAGCTACGAGCCACTCAGTTGGGGAAAGCCCGAGGTGAATCAAGCCCGCGCGTTGTTCCCAGCAGTTGTCCATCGCGCGAAACAGGTATCAACCAGAAATTGAGGTCATCATGAGTTTCGGTTCCACAGCATACGAATCGTACTTGCGCATTCATGCCGAAATGGGCAAGTCGAACATTCCCAACTGGGAAGACATTCCGCACATCCGACGAGTTGCGTGGGAAGCGGCGGCCCAGGCAGTCGCGAAAGCAGTTCTCGAATCAACTCAGATTCCCGATCTGTTCGAACACGACGACGAGGACCTTCAGGATACGTAAACGACTTTTCCATCCTCCCGACGATGACACCACAATGTGAGCTTGTTATGGCTCTGACAACATTAGCCTCAGTCAAATCGCAAGGTGGCATTCCGGCCGGCGACATCAGCCGAGATACACAATTGCGTCCATTGATTGAAGGCGTGACGTCACTGATCCGGCAGCACCTGAATCGCAACCTCGAGTCGACAAACTATGTCGAATACTACTCTGGAAACGGTTCTCCGTTTCTCTTGCTGCGACAGTACCCCGTCACTGCGGTATCGCTCGTCTGTCTCGACGACTCCGGATACTTCGGTGCCGCCGACGGGGGTTTTGACGCCAGCCTGAACCTGGTCAACGGAGTCGACTACGCCCTGATGTCGGGCGCGACTGGCAGTGGAGCAACCGGCATGCTGAGACGGATCGGTACGACCTGGCATCGATTGCCGTCTCGCGCGGTTGGCGTCATCGAGAATCTGCCCGGTCTGCCTAACGGCAACATCTGCGTCCACTACACCGCAGGATTCTCAGTCATTCCCTCGGCAATCACGATGGCTGTGAATGCAGCCGTGTTGCAACAGCTATCAATGGCAGCCATAGGAGGCGCGGCATCGCAGATGACGTACGAAGATGCGAGCGTCGCATTCTTCCACCCAACCGACACTGCCACCCTGTTCGGCACGATTGAACATGTACTCGCAAACTACAAATCGATTCCTATCTGAGAGGCGGACCGATGCTCACACAAGCAACAGCTCAATCTCTGATGGGAATCGTCCCGGAGAAACGCCCTGCAACGATCGTACTCACCCCCGATAGCAATCCCACGACGATCAATGTCTTTTCGGCATGGATCAAACCGCTGACTGTCAGGCTGACCAAGGACGGCGGTCTGAACCTGCAAGGTGATGAAACCATCATCAAGATCCCGGATCGTGAATTGAACTCCGTCAGCCATGGGTATGAATTAAGACCACAAGATCGGATCACGCTCGCGGGAACGACCTACATCGTCCTGTCGGCCTCTCTCAAAACGGTGAGAACCGTCTGGGAATGCATCGTGCGAAAGGAGCTGACCTAGAGTGCCTGGTCTTTCGAATCATTACGACACGATGACAGCCATCAAGTCGATCGTTGATGCTCTGTCACTACCCGATCTGAATGCCAGCGTGGTCCAGGAAGTCGCTGAGTATCAGGACGGTCAGCAGTCATTGCCGTTCGTCAGCATTTCACCGTACGGACCGGAGCAGACAGGGGACGAACTGAACGATCGCGACGGAATCTACTATGGAACGCTGGTCTGCATCATTGGCAAGAAGAATGTGACGTCACTCGAGCAGCGGCTCAGTTGGCGTCAATCGATCCGACGCAAACTGAACAACACATCGTTGAGCTCATTGGGAATGAACTACAACTTGAAAATCGAACCCGGAAACGTCGTCGAACCCAGACCGTTTTTCGAACGGGCCGCCTTCGTCAGTGGAATGATCGTGCGTGCCTTCTTCCAGGAGCCACGATCGTGACAACTGTTCTGCATGACAAGTCTGATCTGAAGTCGATTGTTTCAGACGTCGCGAATCAGATTCAGCAGATCGACTACGAACCAGTCATGACCGCCTCGCTGGACCGCATCGCCGAAATCGAGCGCGATGCATTCGACGCCGGCCGGTCACCCGATGGAGATGTCTGGCTGCCGGATGCCAAATCGACTGTCAATCGGAAGAAACAAGGACTCGTGCTGGTTGCATCGGGAGTTTTGGAAAGATCGCTCATTGAAGTCGGTGCCGAAGGGAATGTCCACGAAACATCCCCACACGGACTGCTATTCGGAACGAGCGTCCCGTACTCCATCTTCAATCAAACTGGATCAAGCCGCGAACCAGCACGACCGCACGTGAGTGTCAATGAGGCGTTTGCTGATGAACTAGCTGCTGAGGTTGGCGATTTCGTTGTCGATCAATTGAAGCGAGGTAACTGATGGACGTTTATGGATTTCACATCGTTAGCGAACCAACCGACCAAAACGAGAGCGGATTCTCGACCATTGTCACAGACGCCGCCGGCACGGTGAGTGGACCATTCAAGACGATCAAGGAAGCGATCGACTGTGCCCATACGCTGCACGCTGGTAAAGACCGAGAGGCACGGGATCACGTCGAGAAAGCGGTGCCGGCCACACCACTGGAAAACAATGAACAACCGCCAACAACAGAACTGAAGTGACGGCGCTTCGATCTGATAAGCAAGGAGATTGACAGATGTCAGAGTCAATGGGCTATCTCGCCGCGCTGGCCATGAACCCCATGGCGAACATTGCGGCCACGACGACGTTCAGCACGTCGTCGGCTCGTCTGGAATTCATCTCCAGCGATCTGCACGAACAAATCGAGTTGATCCAGGACGAAGGATTGCGAGGCACTCGTACGCGCGCGGCCGAACGCTTAGCACTGGGCAACATCAAGATCAGCGGTTCGCTTGTACTTGAGCCCACGCCGATCGAACTGGAAAATCTGATGCCCTTCATGCTGGGCACTGCTTCCAATGCCGGCACCTATGCTGTGGCCGATACGCTGCCGAATCTTTACCTGCTGGCCGACTATGTCAACAAGGTCGCGACGTTTACGACTCGGGTAACCACCGCAACGATCACCGGCGAACCGGGCAAGAAACTGCGCCTCAAGCTGGACCTGGTCGGCACGCTGATGACGCTGGGCAATGCGGGCACGTTCGCTTCCGCCAGCATTCCGGCCATGGATCTAACGGTTCGGCCGTACATGTTCTATGACGTTGGTTCTGGCATCACGATCAATTCGATTGCCTATTCAATCGACAAGTTCGAATTGAAGATCGACAACAAGATCGAACCGACGTATATGCAAGGCCAGACAGCGACTGATCTCGAGCCCACCGATCGCGTCATTACGTTGGGCATCCAGACAAAGTACACCAGCACCGAAACAGTGCTTCAGACCGACTCTCGAGCGGGAACTGGCCGTGCGGCCTCACTGTCGTTCACGAACGGCAGCAGCACCTTCGCAATGACATTCGCGCAATTGGTCGCAACGCCAGAATCCGTCCGCGTTCCAGGGCGTCAGCATCTGCGGTTGCCTCTGAATTACCAGTGTTACGGACTGTCCACGACGAAGGAAATCGTGGTTACGCTGCCGGCGTGATCGATGCGGTTAAGAACGGAAGAACGCACATGTCGAGTTACATTCATGATGGATATACACGGACTGACGGTTACATCGCAGCAGGCGAACCTCAGCCCAATGGCGAGCGGTTGTATGATGCGCTGGAATTCACGTACCGACCGGCGACCCGGCGCGATGTCCTTTACAGTGATGCACAGATCGACAAGATCTGCCCCGTCGGGACAACTGACCCGGACCTCGTGATGAAGTCCGAAGATCTGGCGTGCGACTTCGTAGCGAAGCGGATGGTTGACTGGAACATCAGGGCGGCGGGCATTCACCCGGTAAAACCGGATGTTGCAGCCATGGGACGGATCCATCCCATGCTGTTCGCGAAGCTCTACCGGATCATTCGGGGTTCAATCACCAGCGATCCGAAGCCGCCCGCGACAGATCCGCCGTTGTCGGATGAGGAAATGCAAAAAAACTCCGCTGGGGTGTCTGGCTAAAGCTGAGACACCCGCAGGTAGCGGCGCGCGATTGTGATCTATGCCAGCTGTATGTCTTTGACGAACAGACTGGGACGATGACGAAAGGCCGGGATGGTCAACCGGAACGTCGCGCCGATTTCGGCGATCGAACATGCCCGCCACCATGTCGCACCCAACAGGGATGTCCCAAAGGAACGCCCGAGGAACCCCGATCCTTGACGTCAGCCAACGAAGATTGTTTCGAACACTACCAGGAATGCCGGGCCGTGGGATCGTTTCCAGACGATCCGATTGTTCGAAGAAATGCCGCCATCATTCGCGCTGTGGAAGAGGAAGTGGAACGAAGTCGTGCGCGTGAGTCGCACCGATCGCTACTGCGAGAAATTCAGAACGGATTGTCATGAGCGACACGATTCGCAAAGTTCAGATCGAAGTCGACGTTGTCAACGGCGATCTGAAGATCAATTCTCCGGATGTGACAAGTATCAGAAACGCTCTCAAACAGGTGAAGGACGAAGCCGACGCAACCTGGCGAGCGGTCCACGGTTCTCCGTCGTCAACTGGAACTGGATCTCTTACGCGCAACTTCGGTGGCGGTGCAAAATCTGTCGTTTCATCGGACTCTATCAAGCATGCCGCCGATGAGATTCGTGAATGGTATTCCAGTCAACAGCAATTGGCAGCAACCCCGATCAAGATCGGCCGCCTTGGGTATGCCAACCATGTCCGCGAACGATCAGCCAGCATCGCACAGGACGAATTGGACTTCGCGAAGCGAGCAGGTCTGGCGGACGGCTTCGATGAACATGCCATCCACAAGCTTCGCGGCCACTTGGAACGACGAGCGGCATCTTCGATCCGTGAAGTGGATCGTGAATCCGCGAATTCAACCGCCGATTCGGTGCGGTCTGAGGAAAAGCGCGGTGCGGCTCTGGATAAATCACGAAATGCCGCACTCGGCGCGGCCAAGGGATTGCTGCAGTTGGCTGCGAGTGCGGATACGAATGCTGTATCGCTTGTTCAGTCAGTTGTGGCAATCGAAGGACTGGCAAACGTCGCAAAGTTAGCCCACACGGCGATGGGACCGTTGGGAATCGGACTCACTGCAGTGGCGGCGGGCATCCTGGTGATAAAGACGGCCTATCAGGAAGCCTATGAAACCAGCCAAATGTACTGGAAGTCGATCGCGAAGGATTCCGAGCTGGCCAACGAGCGAATAACTCGAAGTGCGCTTTTGAAGCACGAGCAGGGGACGCGTCTTGCACTGGGCGTTCCGATGACCGGTCAAGCGGATCGGTTCTTGCAAACATTCAACCTCAGTGCAGAGCGAGAGGCTGAAGTTCGCAAGGTGGAGGCGGGTAACTTCACACCCCAGCACAAAGCCGCGTTTCGAGCCCGCGCCGCAGCCAGTGTCAATTTCGATGAAAGACAGCGGACGGATGCAGCGGAACTCGAATTCAAAAAGAAGCAACTGGCCGGTATGGAAAAAGCCGAAACGGAGCTGAAACAGAAAGCAATTGAAGCCGAACAATTGGGGAGAAGAGCTGTTAAAGATGCTGAGACTGTCAGGGACCATGTGATGGACGAATCGACAGCGGGAATAGCGGTGCGGGCGACAGCACAAGCTGCCACCGGGCAGATTCCGGACGGACCAGGCATGCTGGGATGGGCACGATGGATTGGCCGCAAGGCTACCGGCTCTAACGCTATGGGCCAATTGGCGATAGCAGTCGGTGACAATGTGAACTTGGGCCTGGATCGCAAAACTGGCCAGTGGAATTCGAAGTTGAATGCCAAGGATAAGGCAAATGAACACGTTCTGGGAGTTGCAGCATCGGCTGCCCAGAACAACGCGGACATCCATCGCCGACTTGAAGTGGCTGGTCAAGAGAAACAAAAGCTGAAAGATGACATCGCCAACAAACAGATGCAGTTGTTGACCACAACAAAGGATCAGCGAGACGCAGCCTACTCAGCGTTCAGCAATGAGCGTCAACGGGTAACCGGTTTAAACCAAAGCTTTGGCAGTGCCAGTGTTGGAGAACGTCGCATCGCGATGCGCCTTCAAGAAAAGCATCTCCGAATCGAGAAGCAGCGTGCATCGAACCGAGCTGCTGGACGCGCTGAAGATGAAGGTGTCGAACAGTACTCGCATTGGGAAATGCAGCAAAACACATTCGGCGGAATCGCGGACAAAACAATTCGATTACAGCGCGAAGCCACGGCAAAAAAAGAAGGGCACCTCGTTGAAACGGATCTCGATACGCTCGAAGCCAAGCACAAAGAGGAAGAGGCAAAGCCCCTTCAACCTCTAATTGATAACGTCAAGGCTGCTGGTATTGATGTTGAAAAAGGTGCGAAGGAACTGGCAGATGCGATTAAGGCGGCGTTTCCGTTTGAGACTCTCATCTCAAATGTCAAAGCGGAGTTGGACCAGATGAAGGCTCTGAATGAAAGCAAAGCCATGCTCCGAAGTAAATGGTTTTGATTGGTGGTCAAGTCTCTGGTCGGACTCGATCGAGACGATCTCAACGTCGACCGTCCAGTCGAATCACTGTGACGTACAAAAAGGCTGATCAAGGATGACTCAGTTCATCTATGGTGGATTCATCTTCGACGCAAACAGCGTCGCTGTCACAGGCTTTTCATCATCGTTCATCCGTTCACCGACCGGGCGGACGCATCTTCTTAAAAAATCGATGTCGCTGGAGGGAAAGATCATTCGTCCCACAATGTCGGCGGTCTTGTTTCAGATGTCTTCAATTCAAGACGCTCTGTCCGTGAATGGCCAGTCCGCAGCGATGTTGGACAACAGTGGACTTAGAACTCCGTGGTCCCTGGATTCTCCATCGTCCATTGGCGGTGTCACAGTCACTCGAGGCGCGTCGAATCAGAATGTCAAAGGCGCTGAGGGTGTGACGTACTTACGGTACTCATTCGCGCTAGAGGCGGATTACCCTTGGGCAGGGCCAAATGACGCGTTGTCGTTCTCAGAGTCACTCTCGTTTAACGACAATCAAGGGCTTCCCTTGCAGGTCGTGAGGATCCCGGCAAATGGCGATCCCATTGTACAGGATGTGACTCAATCGAGCGGATACCACTGCACACAGTCTGGATCAATGACGCAAGGGGGCCCTAATCCACAGCCACCGGCACCATCATTTCCAGGACTGTTCATAGGCAACGAGGGATCGCATCAAATCACGATGCTTCCGATCAAGGCAATTCGCGGCGTACCGATCGAGTACGGCGTATCTTGGAAGTATGAGTTTTTCTCGGTCACGCCGTTCACTGGTGCCTCGCCCAACTACAAATAAACAAGGAAGCGATCGTGGCTACCAAACGCTGGTTAGGAAACGCCGCCGCAGTTTACGACCTGTGGACTGTGACGCTGTCTGGCACTGTGACGAGCCAGACATTCACGATGACAATCAACAGTAAATCGATTACCTACACGTCGACCGGCACGGATACCGTCAACTCCGTGATCACAGGGTTGATTGCCGCCTGGAACTCGCTGCTGCCGCTGCCCGCTCCGGAGTTTCAGGAAATGACCGCCGCAGGGCTGCCTGTCGGCGGCCCCTTTACTTCAATGACTGTGACCGGTGACAGCGCTGGAAAGCCGTCAACAATCACTGTTGGTACGTCCGGCGCGGCGACATTCTCGATCGCGAACACGGCCCCTGCGACGGGGCCAAATGATTTTGCGAATGCTCAGAACTGGTCTACCGCTTCTGCGCCGGCGAACTCCGACGTTTTGATCTTTGATAATGGTTCCGTGCCGTGCAAGTACAACCTGAACTCTTCCCTGACTGGAATTACACTGAACGTCAATCCAGGTTATACCGGCGCGATCGGGCTACCGCTGATCAACGCCGATGCTGCCACGACCTACAATGAATATCGGACAACGTCACTCACGTTTGCCGGCGGAACCGTCCTGATCAATGCTCCGTCGATGCAACGCTGCAATCTGGCGTTTGGAGCAAACACGACAACGATCCGTGTGCTGGCCACGGGTCGACGAGTGGACACCTACACGCCGGTCGTTTTGATCACGGGTGGCAATAGCTCCAGCGAGCTCGATATCACGGCCGGTGACGTTGCAGTGGCCTATTACCAGGGCACGACTGCGACATTTCCGACGATCAAGTCCGGATATGCAACAAATCCACTGTCTGACGTCACCTTTCAGGCCGGACCGAACGCGACTCTGACAACGATCGTCAAGAATGGTGGGAATGCCACATTGCGATGCAGCGCAACGACCGTCAGTCAGGATGCTGCGGGCGGCACATTGACATTCTCTGATACAGCCGCGGTCACAACCCTCAATGCTTATGGAGGCACGGTCTATCTCAGTTCGACCGGAACGATCACGACAGTGAATCTGTACGGTTCAGCGATCTTGAACTGTGACGCCGACCCTCGCAGCAAGACGATCACGAATGCGATCAACGTTTATGCCACCGGTGTCTCGATCGTTGACTCTCAGAAGTCGATTAACTCCGGAGTGCTGACGTTGGCGCCAAGCGGACTCGCGTCTGTGAATGTGACGCACGGTGCCAACATTTCGATCGTTTACACCTGAGATTGGCACAACTGCGTTTTGAGATCTGAAAATGGTTCAGGGCCTCGTCACATATCCAGGTATTCAGCAGTTCGAAGATTTCCAGATCACGGACATCTCGGGAATTTCGCCTGCCGTGGGAATCATGACGATCTATCCACAGTTCGGCCTGCCGGCTGCGTTCGGCGATCTGGTTCTGACCTATGACGACAATCAAATCATCTTCACAAACTGCACGATCGATTCCGCATCGTTTCAGAGAAACTCGGGCGGACAGATTGTCTCCGTTCGTTTCCTGGATGAACGGTGGGCCTGGCAATATGGCGAAATCACGGGCCGTTACAACATTCGGTTACCCAACAATTTCGTTGATCCCGTTCACGAAA